CAATAGTCCCAAACTGATATGATTCTTGTTCATTGACTTTCTTACGAGCCAATTTCTTCAATAGTTTATAAGGAAGTTCAGTTGGAATATGATTGAATTTCTTACCTTGCACAAAGTATTCTTTCTTGAGATTAGTTGAGATTTCTGTCATTGCTGCGTTTACTTTAACTTTTTCCATTATGTATTCCACCTTTTTTTATTTATTATTTAATATTAATTTGAAACTTGCTAATAAAGTTTTGGGCTTTTTCTAGCTCACTAGCCATCAATGAAAACTCTGATATAATTTCTCCATTAACCTCTTGCTTAAATGTCACAACCGATCCATCATAACGAACACTTCTTACATCTGACCCATCATCTGTAGCAAAAATGACTTTTTCGACCAATTATTTCACCAACTTTTATGAGATAAAAATATAATTTCATAGACTCGCTAAATCTATTACAGATGGAATCAGTAGTAGTCCAAAAGCAACCAATGATAAGCTAAACAATAAATGTCCTAGAGGTGTGTTTTCTTTTCTCTTTTTCCATCCTGCTATTACTATATTAATTCCGGCGATAAGAAATAGTAAATCTAATCCGTATCCTACAATAGCAATGAGTATCTCCAATTCGGTTAATCTCCTTTTCTATTTGGTATCTTTATTATATTTAATATTATTTAGGTTGTCAATGATTATTTAATATTGTATGAAACATGGATTTTAATATCGTTCAAATGAACTGTACATATCATCTTTTGCTTTCTTTTGTTCCTTTAATTTCTGTTCTAGTTGCTCTTTCTCAATTTTACTATCATATTCTCTTACTAATTCATCAAAATCATAAGGGTTTGATTTGAATAATTTTGTAATAAAAGTATGTTGTTTATTCCATTTGTCACGAATTTTCACATGTTCCATTACTTCTTTGTCATGAGCTGCTTTTTGTTCCTCATCTTTTTTCTTTTGTTTTTCTACGTTATAGTAATATTCTCTCTCTTCCAATGCTTTTTCCATAGATTTTTCAGTATCTGTATCCTCAATTAAATCAATTTCAACATCAACGTAAATTCGATAAGAACCGTCTTCAATAGATCTTTCGATGCCTGTTATCTTAGCTGACTTGTTAACTTGAGGAACGAATACTCCATCCCCTTCTTTAAATAAAGGTGATTTAAAAATAGACGTGCAAATTGGCTTATATTTAGCAAATTCGGTTTTAACATAAACATCTTTCTCATTACTCGGAGTATAGGGTATATAGTCATACAATGTTTTAGAATAAGAGTCATCACTATAAAAGTAAGTTTTATGCATTACTTGCCCTAAAAATGTTACTCCGAATTTATGATCTACTTGTTCATGATATTGTGATTGTGTATATGTAATTTCATTTTGTGAAACAATTTGTCTATTATTTTCATCAAATGTTATCATTTATGTATCAATCTCCTTATTTTTATTTAATCTTCTCCATATTTTAACCTCTTGATTTAATTCTTTAATTTCCTTTTTCAGTTCTTCATTCTCTTTGACCAAATTACTACTTAACTTTTTGGCGAGTTTATTTCTACATTTGCGTCTATTTATTTCACCAATTAATTCAACATCACTGTATTTATGTATTTGTTGCCCTGTTTTATTTAATAGCTTTTGATGTTTATCACATTCTCTTGATAATGATTTAATTAATGAATATTTTAATAAATCGTTATCCACTGTTACATCCTGACGTTTCGGACGTTTGTCTAAGTGCAAGTATTTTTCACCATATAACACCCAACAACCTATTTCATTCGGTATCTCATCCTTAACTTGTTCATATAACTCTTCCGTTAGAACATAGTAATTATAATCTCCGACAAAAGTTTTAGCTGCATTGCTATGAAAATCTGAATTGGTTATCTTGATCTCATAACAACGCCAAATGTCTTTTGTATCCCATGAGAACATATCTACAATACCAAGATCGCCAATTGAACATTCTCCAACTACAAATGTTCCCATCTTATTTAGTTCTTTATATAATTTAGATTCTATTAATTTAGTTAAATTTGTTTTCGATGTTACCAACCTTCTTTATTTTTCTCGTAAATCATTTAGAATCATTAAATGCTATTGTATGCCCTTGCCCATGAATTACTCCACAATTATATCCCTCGGTAAATACTGATTTTAATAGATCGAACCGATCGGAATAAATAGGATTATCTAGTTGATTAAATACAAGCCACTGTTTAAATACTGTATCAATTGATTCATTAGGTAAGACATTAACAATCATTATTTTTTACCTCCGTTCAATAAAAGAATAGTTTTATCACCGATTATTTTCATTAAAACGTTTCAAACCCTCTGCAATGTCCTTGTCTACTCGTTCGTTCCACAAATCTTGCTCTGTAACTTTCTCATATGTGTCTGAAAAAATATCTTTCTTGCATGGATAAATCTCACCTTGTACTCCTGTGATAAGTACATCTTTTGGAGTAAAACGATAAATACCCTCTAGTGTAGGAATTAGATAACATCCATCATTCTCATGAGTTACTGGTTGACCATTATAATCAAAACTCCACGGCATACCATCAACGATATTTTCACTATGTTTTTTTCCATATTTAATAAATTCATCAAAAGTGATTGCATCAATTACTACTGGTTTCTTACGATACTTAGCCATAACCTTATCTCCTTTTAATAACTAAAATTGTATTTTTAAGTCGTCTCGATAAGCGCAGGAACACCATCATCTAAAAGAAAATCTCTAAGTTGAACCATATCATTACTGTTAATGACAATATTCCATGCTAATCCTTCATATCCATAGATACGCTCACAAAACTCCACAGCTTTATCAAATTCAGACATATTAAATCCATTACCATGTATAAATAGAGCTTTTCTCATTTTGTAATTTTTCCTCCTATTTGTGATAAGTTACGCATTTTATTTAATATTTTTCTTATTAAAATATGGTTCTACAATAAATACCCAACCTACACAGTCAAAGAATCCAATGAGTGCAATTCCAAGGAATATTTTTAATAGTAGTTGTGATACAGTAAAATTAAATATTACACTCATACCTAAGATTGCAATGAATAAAAGTAACCCAATTATAGAAGTATCTCTGATCTTAGTCATAACATTTTCTATTTTATTTTTAGTCATTTATTTATTCTCCTTTTTAAATGGTTCTATAAATTGCCAATTTATGAAAATACATATTCCCCAAATTATCCACGGAACAATAGCGAGAAAAACTGTTATTACTTCTATTTTCCAAAGAACTTCATTATTAGATAACATATTTCCAATACCGCAAATTATCAGCACAACTAAATCAACACAATACATAAAGACTAATGTGTATGTCATTCGTCTCCAAAATTCTTCCAATGATTTCATCACCTTTTAAAACAGATAATTTATTATTTATATTCAAAATCAATTTTTACTTTAACAATGTCAACGGGGCTGTTATTGCTATCAAAATACACATGCAGTAATCCCGAATCGTTAACCATATTTGTTAAACATCTTACAGCATCACGTTCCGTCCTATGTAAATCTGCATCAATGGCAATATCAACACTTTCAACTTTAACTGATTCAATATTTTGACGATCATCTTTTTCTTCTAATGCGAAAAAATCAGATTTAGCAAAACTGCCATTTTTTAATTTAATTGCATATCTTGTTATACGTTGCATGTTTAATTATCCCCTTTTATTAAAATTTTAGATTGTATATAAATCGCTCATTTCATACGTCCCAATCGAGTATATATAACATCTGCATCTTTCCAAAATTCGGGTATAGTAATATCATCATATTTATAAATAAACATTGCCGTCATATTATCTTTTTGGCGTATTTCTAGTTTAGAAAAAGCAAAATCAAAAGCTGTTAAACGTAATCCATACTCTGAATGCCCACCAAAATTAGCTACATTAACAAACATTCCTCGTGAAGAATTATTTAAATTAATATCTTCAATATTTTCAATATCCATTTTAACCTCCGATAAATCGTTAATTTTATTCCTTTTTATTTTCTTTTAATTTCCCCAATACAATTTTACTTAGTTCTACACCTACGTCATCCATTTTGTCTGATTCAAACAAGAATTCAATCTTGTCTGGCTTACTTAATTTAAACCACTCAATTCGTTCTAACTTTTCTTGATCTGTCTCATTTGGATCAAAATACCGACCTGTTATTTGTTCTTTTGTTGTCTGTCCATAATTATCATTTATTGTCCAGTTTGATGTCTGCAACTCATCTAAATTGGAAGCTAACAATTGTTTAATTTTAAATTCATATTCATTTTGTAGTTTCAAAACTCTTTTCATTAATCGTTTCCTTAGTAATACACCACAATACTGTCCTGCTGGCATATCAAACATTGTTTCAATACTACGTTTAGTTACCATATTTTTATACTTCCTGTAATTTTATTTTAGACAATTCGTATTTTCTGCCTATCTCATCTAATCCAAATAAGATTGCATGTCCGTCTTGCGCCATGTAATTAATAAGCATTTGTTTCCCATTAATTAGTTTAAAATTTTCAATATGTATTTGATCATCAACCGTCATCTTTGTCTACTCCTTTTATAAAATGTTGGTTTTAATTTTTTAAGACATCATCATATTTTTTAATAGCATCACTCATTGCTTCTTCATCAACATATTTCATCAGTTTTTGTAAAGTTTTTAACTTAACTTCATCCTCAGACAAAACATCTACTCTCCTCCTTAAAAATTCAATTTTTGCAATTAGTTGCCCCATATCTTGTGCTACTCTTTCTGCACCAAATCTAGTTAACGAATCAAATAATGCAGGATTGCACCCACTTCCATCCATATATTCATACTCTTTTTTAATTTGATGTAGCCATTCTAATTCGTTATAACTATTTGACATTTTTATTATTCCTCTCCTATAAAAACATGATTTCAATTAATGTTATCTATTACTTCTTTTTGAACAAATTCTTTTACTTTATTAAATTCACTATCTTCTATAAGCAATCTGTCTGAAGAATTCATTGCAAAAAAGCTGATTGTTTCACTAACAAAATCCTCAATCGTTGAATGTATATCATCATATTTAGCTATGTCTCCCCAAGCATCACACCATTCTTGAGCAGACTCTTTTGTGAACATAAACTCTTTATAATCGCTTGTTTTTGGATTCGGTAATTTTTGATTACAGCAAGGACAATACTCTCTTTGTGTTTTATACATAACTACAACAGTTTTAGTTTTATTCAAGACTCGACTCACCCCTTATTTTCCTTTTCCCAATATTCTCGATTTAATTCTAACGGTGTTTTGCCAGTCGTTTTATAGACCATTAAATCTTCATCATAATTTAAGATCAATTATATTTTTTAATTCATGAATAACTTTATTTTTGTTTTCTACGATATTTGATAATCTTTCAATAGTTTTATCTCTTGATGATAAAGCTGCAATATAATCTATCTTACTCAATGCATATCCATTATTAATGCCATCGATCATGTTTAATGCTGTTTCTTCATCAATGGGTAAATATGTTGCTAGCATATTAGCCAATTCTTCTCTTGTCATTATTTCACCTCGCTTAAAAGCCCGATTTTATTGCTTAAATTTCTTCTTTTAACTTTTCTTTCGCTAATTTAGCACCACCAATAGCTGCACAGCAAACCATACTTCCGAGTCCAATAAATGCGACAATTCCGCAGATCAATAATGCCATTACCAATCATTCTCACTTCTTTCTATTATTTAATTTTATATTGAATAAAACCACTTCGAACCAATCACAAACATTATGTATTACTAAGATGATCACAGACATTGCAACCAACAATGAAATTACAAATAAAGATACCATCATAGCTGATATGTAATACTCATACCACAATTACAATATTGGCATGTTTTCTCCTATATTTGATTAGAATTAAGAGTTACAGATTAATTTAATTTCTATCAACCCGTAACTCTATTATATTTAATATTATATTTGTTGTCAACTGTTTATTTAATTTTATTTACGAGAAAATCAGCAAGTATAGTTGGGTCAGTTCCTGTAGACGTATCAATTTCTATGTATTTAAACTTGGCATTATGGAATAGATTATCATATGCCTTAATAATAGAATCTACATCTTTTTCTTCAATATATTCATCTCCTCGTTGTCGCAAACGGTGTTTAATCACTTCTGGATCAGCACGAACATAAACAATAGTATCATTATTGGCTTCAATCAACGACTCTAAATATTGTAATTGTTGATCTGTGATCCTTGTATAGTCCTTAAAAATATCTGCATAAATATAATTTGAAATTGCCCAACGATCAATTATTGCGTTCGGATTGTTCAATGTCACTTCTTTAAAATGATTAAACAATTCATCGTTTGCTTTTTTAGCCAATTCAAAAGAGGAGCCTTTAATAATATCCCAATTCAATCTATTTTGTAATTCTAATTCTAGTGTACTTTTTCCTGCTGCATCCGATCCCTCAAAAATCACCATAATCTTAACTCCTTAATTTTTATATATCTTAGCTTTAATTCTTTTTACTCCAAATTCAATTGCTCTTTGTTCATCTGCAATATACAGATCAAATCGACCCCCTTGTATTTTCCCACCTCGGTCTTGAACAGTATATCTATGATTATTTATTTCCACTACACTTCCCATTTCTACCCAACTCGGCGCGGCAAGTGTCACACCTTCTTGAGTTCTTGCTCCTGAAGCTGTAATACCATGCCCTGCTCCTCCCTTATTAGTATAGGCTGTCACAGTAATCCAGCGTTCTTCATATGGCTTCTCCTGCTGTTTCTTTTTCTCCCTTGCTTCTCTTTCCTTATTTAATTTTATTTGATGTTCTTTCTTAATCTGTTCACGTTTTTCTTCTGCTTTCTTAGCTTCTAGTTTACGTTTTTTAAGCCATTGTTGACGGGTGAATAGTTTAAGTCTCATGATATCTTTATTAATCTGTAATGTATCAATAGCCTTTATTTTGGCTATTCTGTGCTTATGTTGTTTAACATGTTTCCGATGAAAATCTAGTTTTATCTTAGGAATTAGTGCAGAAGAAGTTAGCACTAAGATTAATAATAGTATAACTAATGTTTTCTTTATCTTTTTGTTCATCTAACCATCCTTTTAAGCTTGCGGTCTATTTGCTGTGAGTGTTAGCCTGCCTTTATCGTCAATTTTGTCTATACGCTCGATCACATGCTGATATACACTGTCCTTATATTTCTTAGGGATAAAGTTATCTCCACTCCTGAAACCTGTGATTAATAACATCGTTCCTTTCTTAAACCACGAAGGATCAATAACCTGTTTTTTACCGTTTACTGACTTTGAAATTTGCTTAGAAAAGTATGAAAATAATCCTGCATATACACGCACATTAACTACACCGTCATTTGTTAATAGAGTGATTGTGTGGCGATTTTTGTCTTTATCCAATACAGTTCCAGCAATACGATAAATTTCATATTGGTACATCTGCTTATCTTTCCATTTGTAGGGCTTGCCCTTCACTGGTTCTATTGGCTGTTCAAAGAAATTTTTAATATCATATCGTTCTTTTGCGACATGAGCTAATTCATGTTCATGGAAATACATTGAAATAGATTCCATTTCCCAATGTGAAATTGTACCTGAACAATTATTGTTCCATTCATTCTTAATTAACCTATCGTTGTATACTTCCAATGCTTCATCTGTTGCTAACCAGTCTTTAATTGGCTGCATATGTTTATTATAAACTTTCTTAAATTGTTTTTCAGAGATTACCATCGTGCCATCATCAGATATTTCAGCTTGTATTTGTTTAATATCTTCATCTTCAAATGTATTACTGACATAATCCATTGAAATTACATCTAATTTAATCCATTTATCTTTTGGTTTTTTGATTACTTTATACAGAAACTTATTGCTTGATATGTATTTTTTAAATCTAAATAGCCTAACTAAGTCGTGTAAGTTATCTGGAACAAGATTTTCATTAATTACGGAAGCCAAGTTTGCCATCGTTAATTTTTCTTTTGGTTCTGCAAGCATCTCAATAAATTGTTTCATGATCTCTTTACGATCTCCAAACGAATCAAAACAGCCAGCTTTTATTAATTGTAATACATGTTTCTTTTGAAGTTTCTTAGTTATAAACTGTCTTTCAATAAAATCTTGGAATGATATATAAGATCGATCATCAATAATTGTTCGTACCACTTCATCGTTCATGCCTTGAATTGCCTTTAATCCAAATATAATTGAATCAGTTTCAACGTCAGGTTTAAACCCAAAGTCTGCTTTATTAATATTGGGTAGAGCTACTTTTGTCCCCCTGCTTTGCATTTTACCAATAGCAGAAGCAATTTTACCGTAGTTAGTAGATTTATTGCTATCGTTATCATCATCAGCAGAAGCATCAATACTCAAACAAGCCGTATTCCAATAAATTTGTGGAAATTTATGTGCTAAATTCATTTCTTGTAATGCAATTAGTGAATACCCTTCACTATGTAATCGACTAAATGAATATCCAATTTGTGGAACTATTTGTGTATCCCATATGTAATTTAAAAACTCTTTACGAGCCATTTGCTTCACCCTTTTTGTAGAACAGTTCCTTAACTTCTTGGATTACTTTCTTTTTCTTTTTGCTTATACCTTTTCGCAATTTATTGGATTCTGCGATTGTAAAATTACTAATGTCTTTATCCATTGAAAGCAGCATGACTGATTCTTGGCTATCAGCAACTCCATATACTTCTGCTAAATGTTTCTTTGCAATCTTAATTTCTTCATCAGTTAAACCGTAACCTTTCATTTCTTGAATCCATTCTTCAGGGTTTCGTTTGTGCCTGATATATTTATCTACGGGTTGCTCTCCATTTTCTGCCATTAGTCTCATTAGTGAATTTGCCGCTGCCAATTCTACAACATTGGTAGGTTTAACCTTTCTGGCACATTCAAGTCCAACAGGAGTATCAAATTGAAATAAATCTGGGATTGTGTTTGCTCCAACTTTCTTCCACATATCAGAATCATTATACTCAAGAACATCAGGGTGCAAGTATCTATTATAGGTATCTCTCAAAGTCTTTTGCTTATCAATATAGCCATCTTTAATCAACATATCCATACAAGAACGAATAATATCAAGATTTTTTACAGTCAACATGTCTACCTTTAAATTACCCATGTAATTACTATCATCCATGTCATATTGTGTTGTGGCTTGTCCTTTTGGCGACTTCATCATAGCATTAAATTCTGTGTAATCACCGTTGTAAATATAAACGCCTGACGCATGAATGGATCTATTTTTAATTGTTCCTTCAATCTTTAACGCTGTTTCCTTTAATTTGGGATATTGTTCAACAGCATTCAATAATTCTTTAATTGGTTTCCTATTTGTATCTGGATCATCATTACCAAAGAAGCAATCATGAAGATTCCATGTTTTTCCTCTTTCTGACGGTATTAGAGAAGCAAGATAACTAGAATCATCTATATCAACTCCTAATCCCCTTGCCGCACTCAGTAGAGCACTCTTACTACCTTCTGTAGAAAACGTTGCAATGTTTAAAACTTGACGTTCACCAAAATAATCTCTCAGAGCTTGAATTACTTGTTGCCGCCTATTACGTTGTGAATCTATATCAATATCCTTAAACACCCTCGGTTTCCCGATATTTATTAGGGGAATAGACTATCTCTTCATTATTTAATATAAATAATGCAGTGGCACTTGGATCTGGCGCTTATCCCCAGATCTACTTCCTTTCGGAATAGTCGTTACACTTTATTTGTTGTGATATATTAACGGTCTGTCCACTCTTTTTTCCAATAATACCCTTTATATCTTTCTCCTGTCCTACACGCATCTAGCAACGATTTATGCCCTTTTAATCCCAAAAATTTCAACGCCATTTTAACTGAAACGAACTTATGTATAATTTCATTTTTGTCATTCAAAGCTAAAACGAGTCTACCATTAAGAGCATCTTCATCTTTTTTATTATAGTTACCGTTGCGTTCTCCGCGGCTTGCTTCCCTCAGTTTTGCTCTATAAGCTTCTGTAGAATAAATATCGGAATTTTGTAATCGTATTTGTGCCATCCTTTGTATGGTGTTTGGGCTATGATGTGCTCCACGTTTTATATCATACATAGGTATTCCTATATCGTATAATTTGTTCCACCAGTATTCTTCAAGAATAAATCTATGTTTTTCAAAACAAGTGTCCAACTTTTCCATAGTAAAATTATTGATATCCTGATTCCGCATGTCGTCATAAAAAGGACTCGTTCGTTTTTCCTTGAAGGCGCATTTTATATGTTGTTGCCATCTTTCTTCCAGTGTTTGTGATGTTGAACCAACATATACCGTTCTATTCTGTTCATTGGTTATTTTATATATAATTGCTAATTTCATTTATTTAATATTTTCTCCTTTGTATAGGAGACCATTAATATCACAACAAATCTTAGCACGGTATTATCTGCTATCCTTTTGCAAGAACCGTAGACTCTCTTAGTCAGCCGCTTCGTCTTTGGATAAATCCTGTTATCTCTTTTTAAGCTTGGAACAGAAGTCTTATTCCGCTGATACCGTTAGCACAGCTCTAAGCTTAAGCCGCACACCTACGAGCGTAGTTCACCACTGAAGCCCAATATTATTTAGGCAATTCTGGTCTTTCCGCTGTCAAATGTCTAAAATGAGGAAGATTATAATCCAAAGGATTCATCTGTATAATCCCCAATAGGAAATTAATTAGAAATCCTCCAGCGCTACCTCTTGACACACCAACAATTGAATCGCCTTTACTCCAAACTAAATCAACTATTTTTTTTGTTAAAACATAGTAAGACGATAGTCGATCCTCAAGTTTAATTGAAATCTTCCATATTTCTCGTAATTCAATATTAATACGATCCATAACCGTGTAAAAATAATTCTTAGTTAGTTTATTATTTCGTAATTTTTCATCAAATCCATTCTCAATTAGATATAGTAGATATTGATCAATTTTGTAATCTGAGTATGCGAAATTCTTAATATATTCGAATTGTTCATAGGCAGGTTTAAAGATGTGCCTTATTTTAAAATCAGGGATAATTGTTGTTGGAATAATGGTTTTATGGTATAAATCATATTGTTCAATTTGGTCTGCAATCATTAAAGTCGTTCTAAATCCCTCATTTATCTCCTCATCTGTTAATTCATTACCCATATATTCTCGAATTTCTTTAGCACTCATTACATAGGTTGAAGCATAAAAGTCATCAACTTCTCGTTCACCCTCTGCACTTTGAAGATAAATCTTGTGTGCTTCTCTGTCTTCTTTCTTTAAATAATGAGCATCGGTAGCTATTGTATATCGAACATTATAGACTTTGCTGAGATTAATTAAGAAACGATTAACATAATACTGTTCTTCATTTGGTGTTGGTTGTAATTCAAAGAAGAAATTCTCTTTTCCCAGCACATCGATACAGAACTTAATAAATTTATCAATTTGTAGTTTATAATATTTAATTTTGTCTTTTTCTTGAATTGCTTCAGCATCTCTCAATTTAATAATCATCGTTGGTAAAAATCCACCTAAACAAGCAGACGTTCCTATTACATGTCCACCCTGTAGAATTTCTTTAAAATCATTTTTAAAAGTGGGTACGCGATCCATGAAACCTGTTGAAAATTCATTTTCCCATGCTTTACTACTCAAAATACGTAACTGTTTGTATCCTTCTAAATCTTTTGCTAATAGTAGAAAATGATAAAAACGAGTATCGGGATTTTTGTTCTTATAGTTTTCCTTTAACTCATCCAAACTGTCTTCATTTACTAAGTATATTTCGTCACCTAATCCAATTTTAAAATCATCAGGAACATGAAAATTTTTATCTTGTTTTAGTTTTTTAAATGCTTGAATAAATTGAACATGTCCTGATAATGCTTCATGGTCTGTTAAACAGATACCTCTTAGCCCTAAACTTATTGCATATTTAATTAGCTCATCTGGACGGTTAATTGAATCAAGTAATCTAATATTAGAATACCAGGAATGATCATGCATTGAAAAATATGTATTTATTAAATCGTTTATTTTTTTGTCGCTTAATGGTGGCATTCAATCTCTCCCTTCCTTTATATTATATTTAATTTTGTTTATATTGTCAAAATAAATCTGCCCAATCGGTTTTCTTAATATCTTTGATCTCAAAATCTTCTATAATTACTTGTGGAGTTTTATGTCCTTGCCATTCATTCATTCCACAACGACCAACAAGATTAATCATATATGTACCATCTTGAGCAAATAAATCATTATATGTATCCTCATCATATCTAAATTTGATATATTCAATATCTTTATGTTTGAATTTTAAATTCTTGCTATTTTTTCCTATTAAATCAATATCACTTTTAACTAACTCTAATCCCTTAATAGTAATAACAGGCTCTTCAAATCCATGTCCATAAAAATTATGATACTCATAGATTTCTTTAATAAATCGACCTGTAAATTTATTTGCGGGAATAACAAAATCCACATCATATTCACTAGCGTCAATAACAACATTCTTATATTTATTATTTAATTTATTTATGACTTCAGGAATATTGTTTTGTTTGATTTGATAGCCAAAAGCTTCAGGATGTCCCTCAACAAATTCAAACAAATTTGTATCTTGAAGGATTTGTTTAAAATCTTTTACTGCTCCCTTGTCATAGCCTCGACCACTACCGACAACATATTCACCATTAAATGGTTTTCCAACCAATGTTGGACGCTTATATTCACTTGCTAACTTGCCACAAATTAAACCACTAAAATTCTTATCAAGTTTTTCATCACCAACAACAAACAAGATTTTATTATCATCAAGTTTACCTTTTTTAATAATTTCCTCTAATGCTTCCACGCTACTATCTCTTGCTTTATCTTGTCTCCGTTTAATATTGGTTAATTGTCTGGCCATATGCTTTTGAATAGATTCATAGCATTTACCACGTTTATAGTAAACTTGTTCATCTGACCCTAATAAAGCCTTAAATGTCATTTCTTTTTCTTCTTTTGTACCGGAGCGGATACAACTATTCAATAAAGGAACTATATACCATCCAATACTTGTTGGATTAATCTCACCCTTCATTGAAAATGATTGCTTTTCAATTAATTCTTTAAGAAATGGATTGTTAATCTGTTTAAATCCTTTGTGAATATAATAATTAACCAATGGATCACGAATATCTGTAATATCACTAACGTGACCTAACGCAACTAAATCAAGATAATGATCAGCATTGTTTAATCCCAATTCATCATCTAATGCTTGTAAGAATTTTAATGTCATTCCTACGCCGACTAATTGTTCGGAAGGAAATTCATCTGAAATTTGATTATTCACAAGTATGGAGTAAGGTGAATCTCCATCTATATCATGGTGATCAATAATAATTAAATCAATTCCACGGTCATAGAGTTGTTTCTGTTCTTCCATTCGCACAGCCGCATCAGGAACAACTACTAATTTAATATTATCAGGAATATCTTTAGCTAAAATACCATGCTGTTTACCCGAATGAAGATTATAAGTAAGGTGATTCTTAACAAATTCAGGATAAATGCTATTCAAATATTGAATAAGAATAGCAGACGATGAAAGGCCGTCAGGGATCTGAATCAGCCTGAATATAAGCTTTATCACCTTTTTTAATATGCTGTAACAAGCACTCAGCTGCCCGATGAATATTCTTTAGCTTAGAATAATGAATGTCTACACTCTTGTCAGGTTTTAAAAACTTTTCTTTGTCATTTACTCCACGATTATGTAGTATAGTTTCAATAGGATTTTCATATGTATTATTTCCAATTAATTTATATTTAATTGTCTTCACCTTCCACAGTATTTATTTCATATTTCTCCATTAATAATTTCTCAAATATTGTTTGTCCTTTATCACACGGAGCGTCTTTTTTCTCCAATAGTCCATCTTGATCCCAAATAATATATGTACGAACATATGGTGTGAACATCTGAGCTAATCTTAATAATTTATTTTTATATTTTTCAGCTTTATCACTTGTCGCATCATCATATTCTTTGTCATAAGCTAGAAAAACCTCTTCTACACCTAGCTCCAGTATCATGTCTCGCTGCCAAGTTGATAGATTACTATTACAAGTTGCTACTGTGAAATTATTACCAGGATAGAATGATTCGACTTTCATAACAGATTTCTCAGATTCAAAGATTAAGCATTTCTTTAATCGTTTAATTGTCTCTTGATTTTCATATAATCCATATAAATTAAATAAAGCAGGATATGAATAAGTTTTACCAGCAACAGATAAAGGCATATATTTTTTACCTGCTTCAATCTCATCTTCTTCTAATGCTCTCCGTCTAATACCAATTAATTGTCCTTGCTGATTCCTTACAGGGATAACAATTGCATTCTCTTTTACGTAATAACAAATCCCGTATTTCATCATAACTTCATATGATATCCCATCGTCTAGCCAATTTTGATGAGGTAAATGAAGAAATACATCTAATACTGTTTCATTATATACAGGCAGATGAATGTCTGTCTTAGGCTTTTTCTTAAATTTATTTAACCAATCCCAATCGTCAACCATATAATGACTAACACTCATTGTGTGATTAGATTGATAGTCTTTACCTGTTTTATATACTATGTATTTTACCGAATCATAAAATGAAATATCATGTCCATGCTGTATATTTGCTCGAATAACCAATTCATAAATGTCAAATGTATCACCACAATCTGTAAAACAATGGAATATCTTTCTTTCGTTATCATAATAAAGTTTATGCTTATGTCCACCGTGACATACAGTTTGATAAGCTATTGAACTACCACTTTTTTTATGTTTGTCTGAGCCTAAGTCTTGTAAAATGACATCAATGTCTGCAATAGTCAATTCATTTTTAATTCGTTCTTTATCATATGCCAAGAGGGTTAATCACCACTCTAAAAGTCAAATTTTACTTTTCGTAATTCTGTTGGTGGTACTTTCACTAGCGTTCCATCCATTTTGGTTACAAAGCAATCTTTTGTTCTCATAGTTCCCAAATCAATATATTGCCAAATTATCATTTTGTTATATGTAGATCGCCTATTCTTATAAACACTACACATATAATTTGGATCATTTGTAAAACCATTATGTAATATAGACTCAACTAATTTTTTATCTTTATTCGTGACTGGTGACATAATCATACCAGCATCAACCTTATTCGGAATAGAGTGCGCCCCACTAACTGCTCCTGCATCTTTTCCATCTTGTTCTTTATAATTATCATTAGTTTGTGTACTACTCATCAACCATATATCATATTTCTTGGCTAATCCTTTTAATTCGGTAGATAGTAATAATAATAACTGATCTTCTCTTAATCCATTCATTTGGCTTTTCTTTGAAACTTCACTCATTAATTTAATCGAAGTATGTATATAATCGAATACAACATATTTTACTTTAAAATCAATGACGTATTTTTCAATAATCTGTTTAATATCTTCAATGCTAAAATCATCTATGTATTTAATATGTATTCCTGACCTTGCAATAATATCAATAGCATGGTCAACTCTTTCATCCTCTTCTTTGTTTAACTTTCCTGTTAATATCTTTTCTTCATCAACCCCAGAAATAAATGCCATCATAATTGTTTGAATCTCATCGTCATCAAGTTCAGTTGTGATAAAAAGTCCATCACCAGGTTCACCATTGGCTGCCCAACGTTTCTTTTTAGCATCGTATAATTCATCACAACAAATATTTAATAAATCTGCAATTGCTAATCGAGTTTTGCCACCACCTGAAGGTAATGATCGAAGATAGAACTTACCTAGTCTCGCTCCTCTCAAAACTGTATTGAGAATATTACTGCATAAAGGCGCACCATAATCTGGATTCTTTTTTAATTCTTCTTTTAGTTCTTTCATGCCTTTCGCAGCTTGAATACCTTGAGATGTTTCTGCTGTGCTGAATTCATCTTGTAGTTCAATGACTCTACTCTTGATACGGTTGGTCATATCTTCAAGTGTAAGTTCATCAAACTGTTTCTTCATTTTTTCGTCTTCTGTTGGAGAAATAATATTTATATCATAAATATCACTAAAATCAATTCCCTTGTTTTTACATGACCGCAAAAAGCTGAATTTTTTTATACGATTATAATGATACTTAAAATTATCTAATTGGCTAATAGATTTGATATGGGTTAAATAATTTACCCCATCGTTCTCAGAAAAAATTTGATATTGAGTATCATATTTCATTAAAAATCCATCTATTGTAGGCTCATCAATTACCCTTACTCCACTTTGATATAAGTTATTAATTGAAGCAAAAATAATCTTATGAAAAGCTTCAGGAAAATCATCATTATTTATATTAAAATCATTTGTGCTACTCAATAAAGATGGCTGTTGCAATAGGCAACCCAACACTTGCATAATGCTTGTTTTGTCTTGTAAATTTGTTTTACTCAAATGTTAATCGTCACCTTCTTAAAGTACAAGATTATTTAATTTTACTAATATCAATCATTTTATTACGTTTTGACGTTGGTTTAACATTTACGTCAATTACCTGTCGTTCAGTTTCTATAGTATCTGACTTGACACTTGCTGCAACTTTTTTTTGTTGAAGATAAAAATATTTTGTTTTATCATATATACTCGGAACAATACCAATTCCGTATTGTTCTTTAATTGGATTTTTTAGTGTCTCATAATAATATTGCAAAGACAGTTGAATCCCTGTATATTTCAAATTATACCGTTCATGATATTTATCTATTTGTGAAATAATCATAGGAGAAATATGGTCAAGTTCATATAATTCACAAATATATTCAACCAATTTCTTATAATTTGGATCATTGTTGGCTGCCGATCTAATTTCATCTTTTAATTCTTGTTTTGTTTTCTTTTCATCTTGTTCTTGTTGCAAACAGCTTGGATGATAATGCCTTTTTCTAACTAGGATTGATTCATTTGCTCCAACTTGTTGACGACAAAATGGACATTTATATGTTTTTTCTGCCATTCAATCATTCCTTATAATAAAAATATGGGAAGGAAGAATCCACGTCCTCCTTCCCCAGTTATGTATTTTATTTAATTATTTACTAATATTATTAAACAATTCTTCCAAATCTGCTGCAATCAAGGCAACTACATCTGCCTGATCTTCTGTCGTGTCCTTCAACTTCTGTTCACCTAATTGAGACGCTACAATTTTAGTAATCTTCGATACATACTTCTTATCAATTGTAACAATCTTACGAATCAAATCATCAGCTTTGCTTTTTTCTTCATCATAGTTATAGACAACTTTATCTTCATAATTATTGATTGCTTCGTTTGTAATCTTGCCAGTATCGTTACCTTCTTTTTCAATGGCATCTCCAATGGCTTTTACAAGGGCATCATATGTAAATGGAATAACTTCTGGTGTATATTTGAAACGTGAACCTGCTTCAAAACGTTGTGTTCCACGAAGGAATAGCTTTGATACTGTCTTACCATCTTCGTCAACGTTCTTTGCAAAAGCAATAATATCAGCCATACCAGTTACAATTTCTCTTGCTCGTTTTGGTAATGTCGGTACAATACGAGAATACTCCTTACCAGCTTCATCAGTAAATGTTTTATCTTCTGCATGGCTAATAATTACCAAGCCATACCCCATCAAAGGAATCGAACGCAAAGCATCATCAAACAGCTTCTTAGTCTGACTATATCCCCCACCATAGGGAACATCACCAATTGTATCAACTTCATTTTTTTCAACAATACGTTTTTCTGCCAAACTATAAGCAATGTCTGCTGTATCAATAATAATTGTATTAAAAGCCTCATGCGCTTCGGGTTTCTTTAATTGTCGAAGGACAACTTCAAAATCTGTCCACTTTTGTACAGGTTGTGCAAGGACACCTGATAGTGCATTGTATCCTTTTTCAAATGCTACAAGTAATGGTTTAGGGAACAATACAGCATTACTTGTTTTTCCGCTCTTTGGTTCTCCATACACCAAAATAATTTTTTGACTCAAATCACGTGAAACTTCTGTAGGTTTAATAGAAAAAATGTCAATACCCATTAATTAATCAATCCCCTTATTTAATATATTTAATTCAACCATCCACATATGTATCTTACATCCCATTGACATACTCTTTTAACTCGCTTAGAAGGGAAGATCATCATCTGAAATATCAACAGTACCCTGGTCTTCTTTACGTTTGCTTGTGAACCCATTGCCACTTGATGACTGATTTTTCTTTTTCTCTTTCAGTTCTTCAAGATAGTTTTTACGTTCAACTAGAGCTTGTTTAATAGCTTTAACATTAAATGCTTTTTCATCATCTGGATCATATGGCTCAGAACCACCAGCAATAAGCAATTCTCTTTTAACAATTGTAGTTACATTGTCTTTTGCTTTACCAAAAGCACGCTCTTTAGTTGTTGTTTTAATTTCACTATAGTTGATAATGTCACCGTCAAGATCAACTGTTTGTCCTTCTTCAAACATTCCTTGGAATGTATCTGCGTCATCTGCTGCAACCACCATCTGCAAAGGAGCAACTCTACCACCAAACAGAGGTACAACAACTTTTAGAACCAAGCGACCAGTTTCCTCTTCATCTTCTCCACGTACTTCAGGTTTGATAGATTGAATTACACCTTCAACATCGAACTCTGCACGAGGTTTAAATTTTTCACTTTCTTTTACTCGGTTAATAAAGTTAGTTGTGACTTCAGGAAATGAACGGAGTGCTCCATCTTGACCTACATAGTCATTAATACCAAGTTGTCCACCCTTAATGCGAACTTTATCTGCACTTTCTCGTCCGACACCAATATCTTCTTCATCTTCGTTAATTTCTACGATAGCTTTATATTGATTCAAAACTGTTTTCCAACTGCTGAAGTTTTTATTTTCACTGCCATCTTTTTTATGTTCATATGTAAATACACGTACGGTATGTACAGAATTTGGTGCTGTTTCAATGGTTAGTGTGCCTAAAATAGCATTATCTGTTCCATCTCCGCGCTTAATTTCTTTTTCTCTGAGTTTCTTTTCACTCAAAATTCCCTCAATTAAAACATAGTTGTCTGCCTGTCGAAGTGTAGTAGTTGATTCTGCCATATGTATATTCAATCTCCTTTTATTCTACTATATGTAGTATGTTTAATAAATATTATGTCTGTATATCGTGTTAAAAATGCGATAAAACTTTCGTTTTATTATAAATCTAGTGCCTGTTATCCCTTTATTTACAAGGATTAAAATTTAGTATTTTTGAAGAAATCGTCATTATTAAACATATTCTTTGTTTTCTTGAATGATTTTCCAAGAATCAATCCAAATACAACAATCCAAAATACATAAAGTCCTACTGCAATAATTTCCGGCAGTAATACAAGCCACCAATTCCAACTAATTACACCAATTAATTTCAATGTGACAAAAACTAATGTTAATACTTCAGTCAATCCCATGTAACTATTCTCCTTTTATACTTTATGTAAAACTTGAAGATCAATGGATTTTGGTAAACCAATAATCTTTTTACTTTCTAATTCATTTTTAACTTGATTATAAATATGTGTCATACTCTCTACTGGTAATCGATCATCAGGGAATTTCATAATCAACACATCGTCTTCACCAATGTTCAATTCACTATCTTTTACAATATTTCCTTCATTGTCTTTAAGCTGAAATCTTGCCATATTTGCTCTCCTTCCATTTATTATTTATTATTTAATTTTATATTACCTTCACTCAAGCAAAGGCAACCACCACCTTAACTATATTTAATATCTTGTGACAATATATCTTACTGGGTTTGAACCAGTGACCTTCCAATTATAAGTTGGATGCTCTAACCATCTGAGCTAAAGATATAAATTGAAAGAGAGAACCTCCAATCGCCCTCATGCTATACCCACTATTTCTCTTTGTATAGCTTCCAACTTTCTTAATCGGTATCTTTATTATATTTAATATTATCTGTCCTGTCAAGAGAAAACTTTATAAATTTTAAACCGTTGATTTATAAGGGATAATAGATACCACTTTTCAGTTAAAATCACACTTTTATGTATTGTCTCCGATGAGGAGACATGGTAAATTCAATTAGGACTTATATTATTGGTTGCAACATTAACAGTCAACTCACTATATTTCTTAATCATATCTTGATCTGTTGCCGTAACTGGCTTATATCCTTTTTCAAGTAAATATTCAATGTATTTTTTGTTCCCTTTGAAACACTGAATCCATGCATAAATGCTTAGCGTAATGGGCGCAAAAACAAGAAATTTGAAGAACTCAGCAACTTGTCCATGAAAAAGTGGAACCCATGCTCCCCAAAAGAAAGTTGTCCAAGAAAAACCTGCTTTGACTTGAACTTTTTTCCCAAACTCATTAATCAATGAAATTTTCATGAATCTAATTCCTCCTAATATTTAAGTTCCTTTTGATTACATTAATATTATATTTAATATTATATGATATGTCAACACTTATTTAATATATTTTTAATTAGTACCAACTTTCCTCTATCTTATCTGGTCTTAAGCACTTAAATGTAGGAAATCTTAATGATTTCTTTCCTGTTTTACTATTTTCACTGATCTCAAAGTAGCCTATTTCAATAATATTTCCAATATATTTGGACTGATTCTGCCATATTTCATTTCTTAATTCATCTGACCAACCTGACCCAATTTCAACCTCATTCTGGTCATTATCAAATTTAATAACTGCTGCTCCTAATTTACCCTTATACTTACCCTGGCCTTCCACTAATCGAACAATCCTTACGTCTGCCGTTTGGAATTTTTTGAGTTTTAATAAGTGACTAGTCCTTTTTGCTTCATAGGGGAAATTACGATTGATCATTAAACCTTCTTTACCTTCTGCTACAACCTTATCTAACAAATCACTGATATATTTTCGGTCTGCACCTTCATATAATAGCTCAACAGGTTTAACCCACTTTAATCCCTTGTAAGTATCAAATAGGTAATCCAAATATTCTCTTCTTTCTTTATAATTTACTGTAAATTTATTATTGTCCCATTCACCTTGACTCACAACGTCAAACACATTGAAAATAACATCATGCTTTTCTCCATCTTTTCTTACAACTTTCATAGTTTCTCTATAAAGTGTTGCTGAATCTAATCCATTAGGATTATCAAGCAATAATTCTCCATCAAAAACAAGTCCAGAAGGTAATTGTTTTAATTCCTCTGCTATATCATTCAATCCTAAAATTGGTTGTCCTTGTCGAGTAAAAAATGTAATTCCCTGGTCATGGAAATTAGCGCACCTGATTCCATCAAGTTTTAATGTCGCATAAAGAACTTCATTTTCATCAATTTTAGATTGTTCTTCTACATACTTCTTTGCAAGCTGTAACTCAAAGCTTGAAATAAATCCTTTTCCGAAAACTGAATTTACTACTTTTGTACTTGCTCCTAACCTGATCTTTTTACATACAGAATCTAAGGTAAACTGCTTTAATTCTTCATCATCAAATGTATTTAAGAACCCTGCGACCTTCTGACAGTCGATATCACGACCAGTATTATGAGCTTTAAGATATGTAATCATAGTCTTAAAATCATCAAATGGCGAGTCTATATGTACATCTGATTGCTTTTGTATTTTCTTACTCTGAATGCCGAATATCCAGAATGGATCGAGATTTACTTTTAACCAGAATCTGAAATCGTCATAGTCTTTATACTTATTTAAATTAGCCATTTTATCGAGTCTTGAGTTTGTAGATTGCAATTCTTTTACAATACTATGTATTCTCTCTAAATCCAAAATGTATCACCTCGTTAATGTTTGTTGAACATCGTAAAGCGTATTCCACCAGTCATCAATATACTCAATTAATTCGTCATATTCAATTTGATCATCTTCAGTATTATTTAATAAATATCCTTTCTTTTTATTTATAACATGTCTCATTGAATGAATAATATCGGTTACATCCGCATTTACATCATCAATTTTATCTTCCACTTTCGTAATAAGTTGTTCAATTGTATCTGATCGTGACATTTATTTACCACCCTTAAATAATTTATTTAATTTCATCTTACGTAAACGCTTTTTGGCTTCTTTTCTTCGCAATTTATACCAAAGTTCATCACCGAAGACTCCTGATTTAATCGTCCAGTCTTCATATAAATATTTCGTTTTTGGTTGTTCTGGCTTCTTCATTATTTCCTCCTATTTAAAAGAGTCATTTTATTATTCTTCAAATTTTTTATCTGGATTATCGAAAATGTTATCTGCAACTACTACTTTGCTACCGTCATTTAATGCTTGACTTAATCCATTGCATTCATCACTTTCAATCGAATAAGGAATGTCAAATGCAGGATAATCACTATCAAGACCATATTTTACTTCTACATATTCAATTACATCATCGCCCCATTCAGGATTAGTAATTTTAAGAATAGCGCCCTCAAAAATTTTACGCCCTAGACTATCTGTTAAACCAGTAAATTGTCCGATGGATTCTGGAATAACCTTATGATATTCTGATATTTTTTTATCTTCCAATATGTAGTATGTGCCATCAGAACTTTTTACAAATCCACCATAGTACCATAAACCATCGTATACATCTACACCTCTAAACTCAATTTCACGCATTATGTATCTCCTTTTTAGTTCTATTTTATATTTAATTAGTCTTACCATCCCATTGTTTAAAATCATTGATTGAATTTTGCAAGCGTGCCTGATTTATTTTGTCTTTTTCATTTTCTTTAATAAAATCATCTAAAACTTCTTCATAATGTTTTACGGTTCCTTTTACTAAACCAATTAAATTAAACTTATAGTCCTCATAATGCTTCCAATCATTATAGATAGTTCTAAATTTAAAAGGATGTAAAATAGATTTTTCTTCATTTAAAATCTGAATAGTAATATTGAAAAGATGTCCATCCCAATTTGTTTCTTTAATACTAACCATATAATTATTTTGCTCTGTTATTACTGGATATTTATTTAACTTTATTTTACTCAATAGACCACATCCTTCCCATTAAAATGTCGATTTTAATTAAAGTCCTGTACTAAATAAATGTTTTTATAATTTTGATCAGTATCTATGTCGCCTATTCTCAGGGGAGCTGCATAGCTTCCTTCTTCATCCTCCATAATAATATTCAAATTATAATCTGTATCTCCACTAACTGCTTTTAGCAATTCGTTAATTGTCATTTAATTACCATCCTTTGATTAAATTTCAACATTTATTTATACTCGGCAGTGTCGGACTGCTAATTATTATCCTTTAATGTTTCCAAGCGGTATTTTATGAACCTCATTGATAAAATGGGGGAACCCTGTTTCTTCATAGGCATCATTTAAATCTTGCAAAGCATTTTCGTAACCTTCCATTGTAAATGGATACTTATTAACTGGAATAGAACCGCAACGTAATTCATAGTAATTTTTCATTTCAATCTCTCCTTTTGTTTCGCTTTACTTGTCAACTATTAAATTTTTAATCTATGTATATATTGTATTTAATATTATTTTGCTTGTCAATGGTTAAAACTCAGAATTTATTGCACGTTTCCTAATTCATCCGAAAAAACAAAATCTTTACTAATTGAATCTCGTGGAAATTCGGTTACTTCATTTGTTCCTTTCTTTTGTTGAACATAAAATTTATTATTAGACTTTGATTCTGCTAAAATAGGATATAATTGTCCTTCTATAAAATCTTCTCCATATGGATTCTTAATTGTTCTAATAAACTTTGCAAAGTCTTCATAATCATCATATTTATATTTAATCATTATTTATTTCTCCTTTTATATTTAATTTTAAAGTATGTATTCTCAATCCACCACTTGAAATCATGAAATTCCTCATTAATCCAATCTATACCTTCAGCAAACCATTCTAATGTAGAAGCTAATCCATAAAGAAAACAATAAGGAATGAACCAGATAATATTTAAAACGGTATGTAGAACCTTATACTCATTTGTTTTCCTAACCTTTTCTGTAGCATAAACAATATGTAATTTCTGTCCTTTATATTCTTTACTCATTTTTATTTCCTTTCAATATAATTTGTACGTTTCTGTTTCTTCTCGATAACGAATTTCATCAAACAATTGTTTTACAATATTGATGGCACATTGCTTATTAAAGTTATATTTAATATCTTTTTGTAACTGGATATTCCATTTGATTATTTCTTCTTCATTATGATCAATTAGCTTTTGATACTTTTTAATCTTTTCTGGAATATTATTTTTAATTTGCATTTGATGAAAAACAACAATATACAAATCATTTAATAACCCATAAAAATTTCGTTTTCTGTTCTCTTCATTCTTCAATGCAAACTGAATTGGATGATGTTTAATTTTCCTATACAATTCCAACTTGTTTTCATATTGTTCATTTTCTTCTTTTAATTTGTTCTTATTTTGTTGTACTGTTTTTCTAATATCTAATTCATTCCGAACTTTATTCCTAATTCCCCAAAATTGTTCATAAATATCAAAATAGATAATTGGGTTATCCTTATGCTTAACACAATACAAAGATGGAAATGAATTCTCTGTACTTACTTCAACTTTTAAATCTTCATTTGTATATCCTTTCTCTTCGTGAAGCCAATGTTGAAAATAGTCATTTAGCTCATCACCTATGTATTTTTGTAAATCATGCTTTGGTGAAGTATTTAGTTTTCTTTCATAGTCCATCGCTGCAAAAATAATATTACTATTTCGCATCTCTGTTCCAAGTTCTCGTTTCGAGTCTGTAAAGAATAATTTAGGATTATCACTTGCCCACTTCAGGAAATAAAATGCACGATTTAACTTATCTTGAGTAGATTGAATCTTGTTTATGAAATAATCCAAAGTTAATTTTTGATCATTTTCCAAATATATCACCACTTTCAAAGGTATAGTTTAATTCAATATTGAATATAATGATTAACAAATCTAAGGAGGTCTTGTCCAAATGGCATATGTATGGTTAGTTATATTTACAATGATCATGCTAGGAATCAATATCTATTCTTATAGAGACTATATAAAACCACTCAGGGTAGTAGATAATGAAAAATTGAACGAAAAACTAGAACAATTGAATACGTTCAGAAACGTTATCGGTGAAAAACGCGCTAATCTAACACTAGCTGCCACTACAACATTAGTTACTATTTTTTATTCTATATATTATATGAGTATCAGCGGTATATTTAACAATAACAAGTTCCTTTTTGTTGGTGGAATTATTCTTGTTTTATACACAATTATCAGTGGAGCAAGCAGTGCCTTAAGAATATCTAAGGGTACAAAGTTTACTAATCAAAAAAGATTAATGGATTACATTAAACTTTGTACGATCCCTATAACAACCGTATATTTAATAGCATCATTGTGGGCTATTTTTATTATTATTCACCAATAAATGCCAAAATTTATTGTCTAGTCATAAAAATCATCCCACGCTCTTTCTGTACTTTCATAACAATCCTGGCACATATTTACAAAACCATGAAAAACAATTTCTTTATACTGACCACAAATACTACACTTTTCAATATTTTCATACTCTGTTTCTAATTTTTTATTATTGAAAAATAACATTTAATTCACACCCGATAAAATTTTCCTTTTAACTTATTTAATATTTTCATTTAAAAACACAATAACATCATTTTTCCAATCAATTAATTTATTCATTTCTACACTATAGAACGCTTCCCATGCTTTACGATCGGTGATCGTTAACTTATCAACTGGATTTTGAATTATTGCTTTAAGATTTTTCATTTCACTAAGAATGTCTGAGCATCTATCAAATAATTCTTTGCGATTATTTTCATTATTGGTCATTGCTTATTCTCCTTTCACCCAATCAAATTAAACTGGATATGATCTAATTTATTACCAATCTTCAATAAATACTCTTGATCTTCTTTGTCATCTATCTTGTATAGATATTCCGTAATAAATTGATTTGCTTCACCGATTTTGCTGCTAATTGCATAACGATCTTCCATCATTAATCTTTTCAAATAATCACTCCTCATTATTTAATATAGTTTTTAATTCATTCCAACAATCCTCACACAATATTACAAATAAAGTTGATTCGCCCTCATCAAAGTCTAATTCCCTAATATTCTTCTTGCTGCCACAACATGCGCATTTATTCATGAACGGTTCTTTAGCAATGCGAATGAATAGAATTACCCTCTATATAGCTGTAATCGTTGAATATATTTCGGTAAGCCTGATTTATAGCAAGGTGGTAATGCTACTACTGTCAGTTGCCCTTCTTTAATTTCAGTCAATCCTGCATCTCTAGTACAAACACACCATGTAATATTTTTATCATTAAGAACCTTATCAATTATTTTTTCATGTGCTCTAAGAATTATCTTTTTATGTAAGTCGCTGTTATCCCATTTATCAAAATTACTTTCCATTACAGTTGGAGCAAAATGTGCAGCTTTCTTAAATTCTTTATTTCGTCCTACTGCATATGCCATTTTTGTTGCCACATGAGCCACTTGAACAGCCAATTTTCCTGCACTCATTTTCACTGGATTGTTTTCTTTATCAACCAAATCTTCATTGACTATGTAGTATTGGATCAATTCTTCTGACATATTTATCTCCCATCAGGCATTAAAACCTGTATTTTATTCTCTAATAAATTTCTTAATATTTTCAAACATATTAAATTCAGTCCATACATCATTTTCTTTTATGCCATCTTTATTATCTTTTCTATAAAATTTACCTTGTTCATTTTTAATCTGGCATATATTTTTATTTCCTAAGCCACCATAAACAAGTAAAGTATTCCCATCTTTTGGAATAGCGTTTATTAAAACATCTTTAGCAGCTTCTCGTTTTATGTATTGAGGACTAGATTCAAACAAATCTCTTTTTCTTTTCTCTTGCTTTTGATGATATTCACCTAAAAAATTAATAAATCCCATTTTCTAACCTCCATTTTATACAGTTAAAACTTGTCTTTCATTGTAGACCCCAAAATATTTGTCCCCACAATGGATCTAGTTTTTCAAACGCTTCATCAGAAACCTCACAGTCCTCAAAACAACCATTAATATAGACTCCAAGTTTTATTCCTATTGATTCAAGAAATTTTTTCTCTGTATGGTCACAACTGATCCAACCCTTTAGCATATTTATTCTCCTTTCTCATTCTTTATCTTTGTATATTTCATTTCAAACACATAATCAGGAATTATATACGTTACACCATAATCATCGCGTATAATATAATCATTTTCTTGAACTGTAAGAAAATCTCCAAATGGAGGTGCTTGACGAGAAATATAATATCTTCCGTCTGCTGCTGATTTGCTATACCACATTTCCGACATCATTGCTTTATCAAATACATCTGGGTATTTCAATTGATCTTCAGCATAATCTTTCTCATGAAATTGAACTGCTGTAACTGGACAAATACGTTCATATAATGACATTCATTATTCTCCTTTCTGATGTCCACAAACTCCTTCATAGCTCGTATATCCAGGACATCTATTTGTATTTGGTTGCATTTTAATTTCATCTAGAGACTCTGAAATACATACTTCTGAACTTTCAGCAGAATAATCAATACCTTTAAATTGAGTAGGAAACCACATATTCCAGTAACAATCTGTACGAGTACACTTATAACCATTCCAATTTTTATCTTGTTCAATCATTAGTATTATCCTCTTTATATTCATTAAGTGTTCTCTTTAATGTTTCCACAATATACGGAATTGGCTCAGGAGTTGATCTAATATGACAGTCTATACGTTGTAGAGCGTATTTATATTTGTCACTCTCCACTCTTAGCTGTTTAACTTCAGAAATTAGGTACTCAATGGCTTTTGGTGACAACTCTATTTCGGGATCGCAAGTCGTATCATAATAAGATTCCTCTATTTCTTCTAATGGATCGTTCATTCTTACCTCCGGTTAAAAGTTTTTTTATTCTTATTATTACAACCAGTCAGATTTAAACCTATCTTCATCATTAATCCAATCTTCAGTACCATTTGGAAATAGGATATCCCAATCTTCATCTGAATTCACAATGATAAATAACTCCCCGAATAAGCTTTCTTTATGATGTTGATATAGATTGTTTTCCTCATATACTTCATCATTTTCATTATCACTGTAATACCAATTAAGATAATATATTTCTTCTGATTCATCCTCATAAATAATTGTCACATCTACAATATCAGGCCATTTAATAATTCGATCAAACGGTTTTCCTTCATCATTTAAAGCGTGATTCTCTTCTTTATTAAAAGACGAATGAATTTGAATGCCAAAGTCTTTAGCTGAATAGCTTACTCTTTGAGAACTATTGTTTAATTCATAGTCAATTTGCTTGTTTGATATTTGTGCTAAATGCAATTGAGCTACGTACTTAATAGGAATTTCCATTGAGTCACAATTTTCAAATCCGAATTTAATAGATTTAATATTTTTCAAATTGAATTTCCTCCCATTAAAGTTTTTATCAATTATACTATTTAGTTTTGCTTTTCTCTCAAATCTTTTTAGTAACTCAGGTAACAATAAATACATTAATGCTTCATCATATGTATTACATGGATAATGTCGTTGTGGCAAACTATTATTGCGATAGTATTTAACTTTATTAATCAACGACTCATCATTCCACTTAGTAACTAATGCATCTTGACCCCAACTATTTGCTTGAATATCATTTTCTGATGATAGCGACTGATCTTCAATTTCTTCTGGATATTTGTCTATTCCGTTAATTGTTACTTTAGATAGTTCATGTTCTTTTTCTTTCCGTTCATAAAATTCTTTTGGTAATTTAAATACCATAATAATTTTCCCTTCTCTTATTAAAATAAAAGTCGCATTTTAACCACCATAATTATAAGCCGCTTCTTCATATCCTTGCTTATAGGCTGAATCAACAGCCTCCAAAATTGAACCAGCTAAATCGTCACAATCTTTACTGTTCACAGGATCGGTCTGAGTAAGTATCGCTCTTATTCGATAGCCAATTATCTGTACAGAGGGATTATTGTGACCAATCAAGGTATCTATCGTCACCAATTCAACTCATCTCCTTTATAATAAAATTCGTGTTTTAACCAAATAATATATTCCATAATTTTTTCTTATTGTTTTGTTTATTAATTATTCTGTTGTCATAAACTTCATTATAAAAGTCATATAATTCCTTCCTCATTTGTTCATAATCTTCATCGGTAGTTAAATCTATCTCCTTAATAGGTATATCAGTATAATATGTAATGACATTTTTATCTTTATCAATAATTCTATTAGTAATTTTTCCTTGTGATTTTGATAAACTCACGGTATCACCTATCTCAGGAATAGTTCCATCATTTTTTGTCACAATTATGTCTTCTGTATTGAGAATATTAAAATCATGAGTCCTTAACATATATTTCCACATATCTTTGTTAGCGTCTTCTAGAGTTTCTAATTTCATTTTTATTAATTTAATAGTATACTCATCTAAATCATACAATCCTTTTTTATTTTTCTTACGCATATAATAATATCTATCCAAAGTGTTATCAATCCTGCTTGATATAATATGCTCTACCCCATGGTATATTTGCTTCATTCCGATTTTCTCCTTAATTTATATATTTAATATCATTTTGATTTCCATATTCTCCATGACTTGATACTAATTTGATAATAAAACACTGATATTCCAATCATTAAAACCATTAATCCTAATGAAATAATCCAACCAAACAATTCTAAAAATACTTTAACATAAATAAACTCAATAGCAGCACAACTTAATATATAAAACGAAAAAGCAAAATCAAATCCAATTTGTAATAAATCAGGAAAACTACCATCAATACCCTTGATAATTTGATTTTGTACATATTTAATTAATTTCATCAAAATTGTCACCTCCTTATTCCTTTATTTACAAGGGTTTAATTTTTACTATTTTACGATAAAATCCTGAACTTATTTACGTTTAATTCCAAACACAACATAATCATCTTTTTGAGCGTAATCTGTGATATAAGTGATAATTACTACCAATTCCGAACCTGTGTATCCTTTCTTTAGATCATATTCTTGAAGAATAACTTCATCGCCAACTTGAAAATCTCTATCATTCTTTCTAATTTCAAATGTCTTCTTACCAACCCATACTGCTATAAAATATTCCGGCAAAATCTTCAATTTATGTACTGTCAATTTAACTGTTTCTCCTTTTATTTAATTTCATTACCATTATTATATTTAATATTATTTATCTTGTCAACAGTTTATTTGATTTTATTTTCCCACTAACTCCCATTGTTTTATAGCTTTAATATGCCGTACTATTTTTGTTACAATTGATTTAGAGGTGTTAAATATGTTTGTATCTCCAATGCTACTCCATCAGATAGATAAACCATTCAACGATGATAATTACATCACAGAACTTAAATTTGACGGTATGAGATTAATCCTAAGTCATTTTGATTCTACCAAACTATATACTCGTCACCACAATGAAGTTACCACTATCTTCCCTGAATTGCAGAATCTATCATTGCCGAGTGGTACAGTTCTTGATGGCGAAGTAATTGTTTCCGATGAAGAAGGAAAAGCTGATTTTGAAGCACTTATGCAACGATTCCATAGTAACAAACTAATTAATCAAATATTATTCTGTGTGTTTGATGTTCTTTATTACAAAAATAAATCGGTCATGCATCTTCCGTTAACTGAACGCAAAGAAATATTAAATGAATTGATTCCATCTAATACTAAAAATATACTTATTGTCCCCTTTATTCAAGGAAATGCTACACAGTATTTTAACGCAATACAAAATAACAATCTAGAAGGATGCGTAATAAAAGCTGCTGACTCTTCCTATATTCCTAATACACGTTCAAAACAATGGATTAAGGTAATTAACTACCATTACACTGATGTCTTTATCAGTGGATTCATAAAAGATAAATTTGGATTACTGCTATCATTTGAAAATGGTAAATCTGCTGGAGTAATGGAATTTATGCCACCAAAAGAAAGATCAGCTTTCTTTAAAATCGCAAAACAGATAATTACATTTGAGGACAAAAAATTTGTTTATATTGATAAATTAATCAAATGTAAAGTAAAGTATCGAAACTTAACTAGTTCAGGTAAACTTCGAATTCCAGTGTTCCAAGAATTTATTTTCAATTATTTAAAATAGTCTTTAATGCGTTCATTGATCCAATCGCTTGCGATGCTCTTATGAAAAACAAAATCATAGATATATCCCTTACAATATACCTCATATGACAACCAATTTCGTTTGGTCATTCTAATGTGGTAATTGAAAATATCGTCCTTATTCTTTCGCATATCACTTGTGACACGATGTATAGCTTCATTAATTAATTCTATATAATGTGTCTTAAATTTAGTATTTGTAATGTTAATAACTTTCTTATCACGTTCTAAAGCCATTCTAATTAAGGGTAAGAATATATATTCTTTTACAATTCGTTCCTCATCATCTGTCAATGGAATTTTTGCTCTATAACCACCACTCATTTTTATCACCCATAAATATTATAAACGAATATATGTTCTGTATTCAACTTTCATGTTTTCTGTTTAAATATCGCTGCATACCATTAGAAAATGATAAAGTCATTGTCAATATGCTTCTTATATCATCTGGACTAAGTTTTCGGTCTGCCATTTCATCAATAAAATTTAACCACTCTTTTTGTTGACTTAATGATTGCCATAATCGATCATACAATTCTATCAATTCATTATCAGTTTTATTCTCATCAATTAATTTATTCTCATTTTTATTAATTATGGACACTTCATATTTATCAATATCATCCTTAATATATCCAGCCTTTCTCAGCGCTTTCTCATTGTCTATC